TTAAACTCGAGTTATACTTGATCCAGCTCCAGTATTTCTAAGAACGTCAATTACTTTTCCTCTATTATTAAACCTAAACTCAGTAGTACCAAGCTGTATATGATCATGCTGTAAGTCTTGCCATGCATCGATTACGTATGATCTCCATTGGTTCTTATATGTTAAGAACTCAGTTCCCTCGCTAAATCTCATAAACTTCCATTGCTTAGTTGTCTTAATACGACTATAGTCCCATTCGCTATCAAAATGACTAGTTCGTATACAGTCTACATCCAGGGTTGGAAATGCTAAGTAAGTGTCTAGTTCTGCAATAGCAAATACTATTTCATTCCTAGATGAAACTTCAGCGTTCAGTTCTTGTTTAGTGTTAATAATAAAACAATCACCTGGTGGTACAAACCCAGGTTCGTCAAAATGAGTGTATATTGTTTTTAATTTTTCATATCCACACAACCACAGTGCCATAAGTCTACCGCTACCTGGGTGTACTCTGTATCTATTATGCCAAGGTTCGTGTAATATTTGTGGGTTGTATTTTAAATCTTCAAACAGAATTGCTTCGGTTAAGTAAAATAATTTACTTACGTCTTCCATTACATGTCTATGATTCATACTGTTATCAGTAAGTTGAGCATCTGCAAATTCCATTATATCGTCAAATGGAACTTGTCTAAATTCTTCCAAGAGTTTAACTATACTGTCTTGAGGCGAATGTAATATATTCCAATCAACATAACTAGATGCAACGAACCCGCCCATTGCTTGATGATCTTGTAGAAAGGTGGTGATTGGATCTGCGGCCATCATTACTGACTTAACACTCCGGCAACATTAGCATGCCAATCAGCACCTGGATGATCATTGTCTCGAGCTAATGGGAAGTCTGTTTTTGGTAAATCATCAAGTTCTTTTTGATGTAGCTTAATGCCGTTTGCCTCACAAAAACTATACAATAATATCTTATTTTTTTGATAATTATGATAGTCAATTTTATCATTCATTACCATCATATAGCTACTAAACCATGTAGGAGCTGCCATTTCTTTTTTAAAAGCTTCTTGTGATAAATTTCTAAATTTTATTAACGATCCATCTTCATTTACATGTTCTCGTCTAGCTTTAAATGTCCATAACACATAAATCTCTTTTGGTTGAAATGTTTTGCAGTACGTAATTGCTAGTCTTGTTATTTGGTCATTGCTTGCACCATTTTGTCCACAGTTTACAAGACCTAGTAACCCTGGCCAGTGTTGATTTATTCCATATCCAAACGTGTAGCTACATCCAAATGCTGCTGATGCTCCGATTGCAGGAACTAGTCGTCCTCTGTAACGCCATTCGTTAATATAATAATCTACACTATGTTCAGTAAAGCCCGGAGCACATCCTAATTTTTGTTCACCTTCATCTATCCAATTCTTCTCACCAGGATCATCATGCCCTAGTGTGAAGGTACTGAACCAGGCTGATTCAGTATAACGTGCTTCTTTAAAGTCAGTGTGCTTCACTCTAATCCCACCTATAAAATATATGAGAACCTATTTGTGTAACCATTGCCATGTCACGACTGCCTACCCAATATGGCATGACTGAAGTAGCATGGTAATGAGTGGCCCCTTCTGTGATATCCACAATAACATCTGTTTCATAATAATTACTAAGAACTAAATGTGCAATTTCTTTCGCTACATACAATGAGGTTTCATCATGCATTGTATCTGCTCTTCCATCACAATACCAGCTGAACTGACATTTATTACGTACTGGATAAAACACACGGTCTTCTTCTAGTAATTGTTTATGTTGTGCAGTTTTCCAACTCTCTTTTATTGGGCCTTCTTTAACAACTTCACAAATTGTATCTGGGTAACGCCAATCATTTACACGATTCATTACTACCATAGTTGTAGCATACATACCTGCGTATCCGTCACTACGTGCTTCGTGGTACATATTCTCTGTCAGACATGCTGCATCTTCTAATGCATAATCTTCAAGTATAATTCCCATATCAAGAAGATAAACGCCTGCACTGTTAATGATTGGAGACCTTGGAATCTCTCCAGTTGTATCAGCAGCCAAATGCGGCGCTGGCCAAACAAGTAATGCACATGCAATAATAGCTCCAACATTCCAACTTGTAAATAATGTTAACGTTAGTATTTTCATCATATTTTTATCTCTTTTGTTAGTTTATACTATGTATTATACAGCAAGATGTATCGGTTGTCAACCGAATTAGTCAATAAAAAACCCCTGTCGAAACAAGGGTTTTCGTTAATATTACTTAATAAATTAAGCAAGATTTAGTCACGATCAAATAATTTCCACAAAACTGCTGCGGCAATAAGACCAGTCAGTCCAGCTGCGCCAAGTTGGCCAACTATTCCGATTACAGTTCCAATAACATCACCACCTAAGAAAGGTACTGATCCACCGAATACTATCTGTAGAACGATTGCAAGACCAATTAGCATTACGCCAATATCCATTGCACCATGAACTACACTTTTGATTTTATCTAACATAGTTATTTCTCCTATTATATTTCGTAACCAATTCTAAATCTGTTCGTTACTTTGCTTCAGCGGTTACATCAACTGAGCACTCTCCCTTATGGAAACCTTAATAAAACTGGAATTCCATCGTTTACTTCTAGCCCATCTACGCTAGTAAAGTAAACTTTTTTTAATCAATCTATGTATTTACTTCTTATTACACCTAAGATAAACTGGTGCTTTATTGTAAGTAAACCTCATCAAACTGAGCTTCTGCAGCAACTTCTGCCATCCATTGTATCTGCTTAGTTTTTAAATGGGGAGATTTCTTTGTTAGTATCTCTACCCATTCTTTTGTTAATCTTTTTAGGATTAACTCTTTAGTCTGTTGTAATTTGCTCATAACTTTTAATATCTTCCAAGCATACAAAAATATTAGATTTGCTTGGATTTTCTACTGCTACCTGATCAAGTGCTATTGTACATTCAATCTCATTTGAAAAGTCACTAACTGGAACAGTTAGTATGTGTGGGGTTGTTGGGTTAATCATTACTAATATCAACAGCCAAGATTCCATGGTGTGTTCCCTTTTTTTAAATGTTATGTATTTTCTTTTTTTGTTTTAAGGTTGCAGCAGATTCTTCAATCTCTAACTTACGGGCTGCAATAAACTCGTCAACTGCTACACTATCTTCGTAGTTCTTAATAATTAAACTATCATTTATATTTTGTTTAGTTATAAGTCCCAACTCCATCCAGTCATTTAGCATATCTTCAAATGGAATATTTTTAGATTTTGACCAACGTAATACTGTAAATTGACGCATGCGATCACTAAACTTATGTGTGCTTGCATACTTCTTTACAAGGTTATTCATTGTATCTGATGCCATCTCATCTGTATAAGAATCATCAAATAGTTTTTTTAATTCAGTACGAGCATTACCCGTCCACGTCTTATCTTTACCAAATCTTCGTATCATTCCCATAGTATTCTCCATTTATGAAAAAGTAATTCCAAAAAAGTTGTTTAACTTGCTGTTAACAACATTCTCAATTGAATCTCTACCACACGTACATGCTTCAGTTAAACCAAACATATCGTCGCCTGCTGGTATAATATCTTTAACTGTGTATTCTATATGATCAACAGCCATATCAACTCGATTCATAGCATCTTGTTCACTAAGTGCGTTAACAAACATGTTATCAACATGTGAACAACTTGCATTAGAAGGGCGAACTCCAACCATGTACTTAGTTTTAAAACTGTTTAAAAAAGCTCTTTTATAATGTGTCATTTATATCCTTCCTTTATTGTTTATATACTTATATTATACGGCAAGATGTCTTGTTTGTCAACCTTTTGACAGGTGGTTAAACCGTTGCTGTAACAACGATCTAAGATTTATTTTAATTTATTTTACTTTTTTTACCTAAATTTTAGGTATTTTAGCCCCAATTTTTAAAATTACCATCAGTTTCATTCTCAAGATAGCCACGCACATATGATTGAATTTCAGAATTTGTCATATTTTCTTTTTCTATTCGTGTGCCTCTGTGAGTTCCGGTAGGAAAGTAGTGCGGATTAGATCCACGTCTATAATAACTATCGGCACTTCCTCTATCGTACGGGCCACCATGTACTTTATCATCTTCCATAACTTTATCAATTTCGGCTTGTATATCTAACCCTACTTCTGTAACCATATTGTATTCCTTATATTGATTGATACAACATGCATAATAGCGCAAATGCTATGACAAGTAGTACTCTCACCATTATCCAATTATGTATCTTAATTATCCATTTCATACTATTAGTATATAACAAGAACTCTTACTTGTCAACCTAATATTACCATTCAAATAGATCTGTAAATGTGTTTTTAGCAGATGCTTTATCTAGGTCCCATTTTAACACACCTAATAAGTTTTCTAGCTTTTTAGTTACAACTGTGTATTCCATATGATCATCATCAAACGGAAGTGCCTTAAACCATTCAGGGAGTCGGGTTTCATCTGTGGGATAACCTACACTTGTAAAGCCCATTGGATTATCTTTTAACCTACATACAACAGTTTTCATACCATCTGTAATTTCGTTAGCATAGTTATCACTGTTAATCTGACGTAACTTATTCCAATTAAGTGCAGCTGTAACGTGTCCTGGCATTGCTGGTTTTTTAACCTCTGCAACACTCTTGCCTGTTTCTTGCGCTCGTTTACGATCCTTATCATACCTTGCCATTTTGCCACGATAGTTTGTTAGATTGTTAACACGCTTTGGACTACCTTTTTGCCAGCTAGCTTTTTCTCTATACTCTCCGCGGAACTCAATAATACGTTTAAGTATTTCTTCTTCTTCAGTTCCAGTTAATACTTTAAGTAATAGCTCGCTTAAAAAGGCTTGCATCCAAGGTGGTGTATCACTGCGCTTTAAGTCTAAGCCCATTGCTTTAATGTAACCAGCCTTTCCATCTGTATCTTCACGCTTGCCTTCGTTGTCAAACACTAGCATTGCATAACGCTTCTTTGTAATAAACAAGCCTGCACTTCCGACCATTTCTCGCCCTGCGGCAATAATACTACCTAGCTCAAGTGTTGTGTGAAATGTTCTGCTCATAAAGCCTGGAAATGTTTTACTTACTTCTTCGCATACTGCATCATAGTAAGCAATAATATTATCTCTGCCCCAGTCTATTTCACCTTTCTTAATTTGTTCTTTTAGCATAGGATACGCACTAAAGTATGTGGAATCAGTATCACCGTATACAATTGCATCGCCTTGATGATCATACACGCCTGCCATAATTTGATTAATTTCAGCAGCCATATGTTTAGCAATGCTACGCCCTGTTAGTGTTGTACTTTGTCCTAGTCGACTATCAAAGAATCTACTACCTGGATTAAGTAACGCACCATATAATGAGTTCAAGTTAATCTTTTTAACCAACTGTCGTTTATCCCAATATGCAAATTCATCACCGCCTTTTTCACGTGCATCACGTGCTTTAGCTTGTAGTTCTTTACGTTCAGCATACCAACGTTCTAGTAATCCAGGAATAATACCTTTTTTCTCATGTGTAAAGATTGTGCCGTTAGCACTAATAATCCAAGGTTGTCCACTGTTGAACACAATCTCGTAGATCTCTGCGCCAGTCGCTTCAAAACTAGTTCCATCTTCAAAGTCGAGATGTAAGATTTCATCAATGTCTTTATTAATTACTAATTCATATTCCTTGCATGCAAACTTTCCTTCCCACGCCTCTGCAACTGTACGTGCATTTTCAATCATTTCTTTAGTGTAAGTATGCCGTACCTGCCCAATAATAGTTTCAGTACTCATATTACAACTACGCAATATACTAGGATATAGCGAGTTAAGGTCAATACTGCCTACGTCTTTGTGTATACCTTTTTTAGGTGTTGCAACATATGCACCAGCGGCTTGTGTTACATCTTTATCGTAACGCTTGTCAGGAACAATTAACCCTTGTATGTGTGCTTCGTTCATAATAGCTTGGTCTGTTTGTGCAACAGCACCCATTGTTGTTTGTAACAATACTGTGTTAGAATGTGCTAGTACATTAGCTAAGTCAATAAACTGTAGCTTCTTATCTAGTTTTACAAGCAAGTCAACATCTTGTCTAGAGTATGCAATAAACTTCTCAAAGTCATTATTAAACAATTGGTCCAGTGTACCTTCGTATTCTACTTTACGCTCGCCAAGTTCGTATTCACCAATTGCATCCAACGAATAACTATGCATTTCATGATATGTGTACTTACGATAAAGTTGCATGTAATCCATATGTACACGCCCAATTGTATCGTAGGTCTGATTCTCTGCACCAAAGCGTTCAAATCTACGTTCCCTAGGAAACTTATCCCATAAACAGAATTTACGTGTATGGCTTTTACTTAATACACGAGCTACACGATTTACCATGTATGGAATATCAAAGCCTTCACTGTTCCAACCAGTTAGGATGTCTGCATCATCAATAAGATCTAAAAATGCTTCAAGCATATCACGTTCAGTTGCAAACAACATAGTGTTCTCAAACTTATTAGTAATTTCTTCTGCTGCATCGTGTGTTAATGTCTTAGGCGCAATTGCAAGACAAATAGTTGTATCCATCCAACTGTTATGTAAACTAATTGCTGTTACTGAATGAAACGGATCTTCTGGAGGCGCGAAGCCTGTTTTCTTGTCAAAGTCAGTCTCAATATCAAAGAAACAAACATTAAGATCTGGCACACTAGTAGGATCATAATTTTCTGCAAACGTTTTAAATACAACGTTTGTATCACTTTCATACAGTCCTTTGTGTCCGTGTATTTTCTTTTCAGTGTTAAACTTCTTACTTGTATTACATACAACACGTTCTAGCTTTTCGCCGTAAATGCTTGTATGTTTGCCACGTGCATCTCTGTAGTAAAAGGTATACTTTGCAGGAATTTCTTTGTACTCTCGTCTACCATTTACACGTTCTACAACATGTACAATATCTTTATCTTTGTTATGAAATGCGTCTACGTAACTCATGCTTTTATCCAATAAGGTTCTAATTCGGGTATATAGTTTATTATACTTGTTTTTCTGTGTTTGTCAAGTATATCAGTGGTTTTACAGAAGAATTTCCAGTCATCTATGTCTTCTTCTGTACGCTCTATTCTAAGAGAATGTATTAATGCTGTTAGTGTTGGGTAATTAATTTCTATGAAATTTGCTAGTTCTTTTTTATACTCAACATCAGGATGTACACTCATACGCAAGTATCTAGGAAATGCTAATGGACTATTAAATAATTGATGATGCTTAAAATGTTTACTAGCCCATTCTAAGTATTCTTTAATATTATATACGTTGAGCAATTGTGGGGTATATGAAATAGCAGTTTTAAAATATTGAGAAACTGTTTCAATTCTATTTTGTATTTCATCTCCTTTGTATTTTCCAAATGGAGTGCTTGGGCGTATATATTCGTATAACTTATTAGCACCATCTAAACTTATAATAAGCAACGTATCTAATTTCTTTAGCTTTTTAACTGTATCTTCTTTTACTAATGTAAGGTTTGTTATGATTTTTAGCTGTCCTTTGTAATTGTGTTCGATTAATTTATCTAGTAAATAATTGAATTGAGGAGTGTAAAAAGGTTCGCCTCCACTAACATCAATTAATCCAGCATTAAGAAACTCTACTAAATTATCATCAACTACGCTATCTGATAGTCCATATTCTCTTCCTTTTGGATTAAAGATTGCTCTGCCAACTTCATCGCCCAATGCTTTGTCTAATACTTTAGCATCTTTATACCAGCCTGTACTGCGGTGCGGACTACACATTGTACATCTAAGATTGCATGCATTGCTAAAATCTATTTTAATCTTTCGTAGTTTACCTGGTTGTTGCTCAGGAAACATTTCAATAAATTCTTCATAGTTTGAATATCGCATACTGCCTGTAGTAGATGATTCACCACTAACACATAATTCACATCCAGTAGGTAAAATATTATTAACTGTTTGTCGTTGTGCTAGATAATACTCGGTTCCTTTGAAAGCTTCTTTAATAGTCATATCTTTAATATTGCCAACAAACCCCTTGTGTATACAACAAAAGCCAATACGGCCTTCTTGGTCAACGTGTACTTCATTATGCGGACTTACGCAATATGTATTATCTACTGTTGGTTTATTTTCTAAAGACATAGACACCTTCAAACTTTTCCCTTCCTTCTAATTTATTATTACCTGCACCTGGTCTTGTATTTAACATCATTTTAATAGTACTAGTATGCTTAAACCCGATCTTTTCAGCAGTTTCAATCCATTTGTCTACTACTAGTACAGGTTCTTTTTGACTGTATGTTTTATAGTCTGCAATGTTTGTTGCAAATATTCCATCATCATTTAAACCTTTGTATATACTTTGCATAGTAGGCGCAACATATCCTTCAAACCATTCATCTAGTGTAGTGTAGTTTACCATACACTGTGTAGGCTCATCACTATATTTTTCCAAGTTAAAGTAAGGCGGGCTACTAAATGCTAAATCAATATCTTCACTTTGATAGTCTTCGCTTGTGCTACATACAATTTCACTGTCACTATTTAAAAAACTATCTAAATAGTTTAAGTAATCAAATGTTTCTGTATTAGGATCTGTGCCAACATAAGTGTAGCTCATGTTACTACTGCTTATGCCAAGTAGCCTTCCACCGTAACCACAGCTATAATCGTAAATACGACCCCATAGCACCGGGCATAAATGTTCTACAATAGCCCGTGCATTTTGTGCTTTAAAGTTAGTAACGTTCTCACCTGTAACAAGCTCTAAGCTTCTACGCATTGCTGTAGGATATATTAGCTTGTTGCCTTCACGAAATTCAAAACAAATGCGTATAGCACGTTTAAGTTTTTTATCATCATGGAACCTGTCCATTAGACTGTTTGAACCTCTGCCTTTGGGTTCTGCTGTTTGCATGTTTGTAAAGATAAACCTGTTAAGTGTTTGCCCTGCGTTGTTGCCTAATCCTAGTCTATTACCTTCAACATTATTGTAGGGACGCTTTCTAAAGGAACCAACTGCTTCTTTAATTCCTTGCTCGGTGAAGTATATAATAGGAACAAGACCTCTACTGCGATACAACTCAAACACACGTTCAATAGTACCAGTAGGATCTGCATCATATACTTCTTTAGTGAATGTATCAAATTCTGGGTACAAGTCTTCGTATCCAGTAAACTCATCAGCAAAGATGTGTTCAGCTTTAATGCCCCAGAATTTGTGTATACGCTCAATCATGTGTTACTGACTCAGCATTAATTTAAGAATACCAGTTGAGTAAATGAAAATTGCTACACCGTTAATAAAAACTAATGCCCTGTCGTGCCACATCATTCCTACTACTAGCCAACCGATAACACCTAGCAATGATGTCATTAAATTAATTGGCTCAAATCCAGTAGCACTAGTAAGTGCCATTCCTACTAATATAAAGAAACTTGCAGCCCATTTAATATACCAGTCAATAGTATATAATGGTGTTATCTTTTTAAATACCCTAGTAGAATCTAGATCTTTAATTTTATCTGCTAACTTCTTACGATTGTCCATTAGGCTGTGCGTCCTACTACTTCTAAAATAGTTTCTAATGTATCAAAGTCATCACGTGCTTCATGTAACTTTCCCTTGTGTGCAGTTTTTATTGCTTTATTGAGAACTGCTGGCTTAATGCCCATCTCTTCTGCGATCGCCTTGACCGTATCTCGCAATCCTTCATTCAATGTTTCAACTTCTGTCATAACATGAACTCCTTCTTGCAATAGTACTTTTAATTTGTCAACGTCTGGTTTTGTGAAATGTATACTCATACTTGTATTCTCCTGTGTAGTTAGTCTTTATTATACGCTAGAATTAGCTTATAGTCAATTGATTTTTGATGATTTTTTGAGTTTTATCTATAACTTGTTGAACGTCTGTAATATCTTCGTTATTAAAACGTACAGAGTTTAGTATAGCTAGTGAGAATAGTTTTTTACCTGGATCAGTATTAAACGTATTATGATAATGCTGATAGATGTAGCTAAGTGTTTTTAACTTGTCTGCAATGCCAGCTCTGTTTATATCCCATTCTTCATGGTTGTTTTTCATTTTATATTCAGCAACCCATGTATTCATATTTTGATTTGAAGGGATGCCAAGTGAAACATATGTATCTAGTGGGTCACCTAACCAATTGTGCATTTCTACTACAAAGTCAGCATGTTTAGCCCATGTTACATCATTGCTACTAAACTGACTTTGTACATATTTCCATGTGTCAGTTAAACTTACAAACTTGTTCATTTCGTCACTGTATTCTCTTTTTAAGAATAAGTCCATATAATTATAACAATTATTGCCCATTATAGTGGTTACAACTTTTACAGGTAAATCCCATTCATCTCGCCAATCCATAATGTCCTGTGTGTTTGTAGCGTGTGTAAATAATGCGATGTCTTTGCCTGTAGACAATGTATCCCAACTATTGCATAAGTTTTGCAACGTAGATAACCGCATAGTTTCATTGTTACGAACATTGTGATTATACACACGTGCAAATGAATTTGGTATGTTCCACCAATCTTCTATAACAGTAGCGTTTGTAAATTCAGATCCTGCTTCATCTAGCCATAAGTTATTATGAACTACATTATAGAATTGTGGGCTTTGATTAATTATGTAGGTTAAGGCACTGGCGCTGATAGCACTGCGAGTGCATACAAGGTATATTTGATTCATGTTATTATCTTGATGTAGTTTTTTCTAACGATGTTATTCTAGTTTCTAGATCATTAATTTTTTTAGATAGTTTAGGGTTTAGTTTTTTCCAGCCTTCTGGATCTTGTTTGAACCATGTCCAACCATATCGATTAACAATGTAATCTAATATTGCTGACCATTTGCCATATATCCAAAAGCTAATTCTAGTGCCACGTATGTATGCAATAAACAATGCACCAAATGCTGCGCCTACTAGTGCTGTATAGATCCATAAACGATCCGTAGCCATTCTTTCAATTATTTCCCACATTATTTAATATACATTTGAGGGAATGGATATTGATCTGGTTTAACCATTGCAATTACGTATGCTGTGTCCATATGAAACCTCATGTCTGTTTTGTCTAAGTCACTTGCTTGTTGAATATACACTAGCGAGTTTTTATTTTTATCAATAAACAAAATTCCGTCTAAGGCGCCTTTCTCTCTTTTAATACCGAGATAGTTGTTAACATTTGCTTGTGCATATAACTGAAGTGCTACTCCAGTATTACCTGTTACAATTGCATCTGTAATAGGACCAGTGTCTACACCTTTAGTGAAGATGCTATTTAAAACATTACTTACGTCAGTTTTAAATGCTGATTTATGTTCTGGTTCTGTTAAATAGTTTGCAAATCCAGTCATGTGTTTTAAGTTCATTCCTGATGCTGGCAGTTTTAATCCAGATGCTTCTATTAATTTTTTGTATTTGTTTATAAACTCATCAACTATTTGAGTATAGTTAGACGAAACAGTAACATCTCTATCTGTAAATCTTGCTGCGCCTACACTTCGTGTTTTTACTTCTACGTTCTTGCCGTCAACTATTAAATCGCCTGAGCCGCCTTGTGCTCCGATGCCGGAAATAGTTTTTGAAAGTACCGCTAGTGTAAACTCGCCTTCCCCAATTCCATATCCTGAAACTTGGTTAAGGTCATCTACAAATTCTGTAAATGCAGAGTTTGATCCATATCCTGGAAATATTTCTTCATGTGATGATGCGCCCGGTGACAGTAATAATTTAGTATTAACTACTCTATTTGCATTCCATTGTTCAAATAACTCTGACATCTGTGCAGAAGAAAAATCAATTGCTGCAATAATCTTTGCTAACTTGTTAGTGGCTTTTTGTACGTCTTCATCATTAATTGCGGTAACTCTGCCTAGTACACTTGCTACCCGTCCACCTGCGTCAACGTCACGCAATGCTTGTTCTATTTTATCAATAAGAGCAGCAGTTCTTTCGCCTTGCTCACCCTCAACTGGTAAACTTGAGATTTTATCTATTAGTACTTGTTGTAATTTAAGTAACTCTTCTGGAGTTGCTTCAACTAATAGTTTCTCGAATAAATTAATTAATCTCATTGTTATTTCCTTATTTCTTAATTGCTTTCCAAAGCTGTGTAACTAACTTGTCTTTAGTTAGTCTACGATCTAATTCAATGCCATATACTCTACCAACTTCTTCAAGTTTAGCTTTAGTCATGCCATTTAATTCTTTTTTATTTTTAAATGCTGGTCTAACTATCACCGGCTTTATTTCATTTTTCTTTTTTGGCTCTACCTTGTAGTTGGCTGCTTTAATCTCAACTTTAGGCTTTGATATCCACTTTTGTTCTTTAGCGCCTGCGCCAAACATTTTCTTTACCCAATTAAACATATTATTTCTCCTTTTCTTATCTGTGTTTTACCAGAACTTGACTTTGTTACCGACCCATTTAGTACCGGCCACACCTTTATTATAAGTGTTTACATGTGCGTCTTTTGTAGCGGTCCAAGCATGGTTACCAGCTTTTTTAAAATCTCCCCAAAACTGGGTTCCAGCGTCTTTACCTTTATTCCAAATACTCATATTATGTTCTCCTATTTGTATTTATTGATTCGTTTGCTCGTTTAAGTGCATTTCTTACACTTGGATGTCTAGCTAATCCTTTTGCAACCTTTTCAATAGTTGCATAAGCACCGTCGTAGTTTCCATCTCTATATCTTGGATCATTTAAAATTCCAAATGCCATTTTAATTTGTTTGTCTGAATATTCTGTTTCTTCTCTTACTTTAGATGCGTTTAATTTTGGTTTAACAATTGGGTTAACAGTAATTGTTGGGTTTACTCCACCGCCAAGTTGTCCACTTACTGATACTTTGTTATTGCCGACTGTTGTAGTTGCACTTGCTTGGCCTCGTGAGCCATCTGCATTAAAATGATTGTTTACTGAACGAGTTGTATCACCTACTTTCTGCGTAGATCTTATACTGCCGGTTCTACTGTTTGCTGTAGTAATTGTGTTGCCAGTTCTAACATAACGTTCAGCTGGTCCAAACTCTGAAAGTTCAAGTGACTCTGCATGCATTGCTGCCATGTGTGAGTTATATTTTTTAGTGCCTTTTTTGTGTGGGCTTTTACCTTCTTTGGGATAATATGTGACTGCTACTGCTTTTGCAGCTAATTCTTCACTTTCGTGATTCATATATTCGTGATTGTTGTAATGAACTATTGCACTTTCTTCAGATGGTTCACCTGCTATTTGTGCTAAAAAATTACCATCTTCGTCGTACATATCCCAATCTGTGTCATTGTCATTGTATCGAGATCTTTCATTTAATTGCGATATTCTCATAATTTACATTCCATATACTTCTGTTGACTCGTCCCAACCTGCATGTATTTTTTCAAGTTGTTCTTTTAGTCTATACATTTCGCCTGTACCTGCTTTATTACCGTTGCCAAGCATTAAGTGGCTATGTTTGTATCTGTAAGTTATAGCTAGATCTAAGTGACTCATAAGTTCTTCTAATTCTGCTCTAACGTGATCAGTGTGTTGTTTATCTTTTGCTCGGTAATGTTCGGTACCTTTTTCGTCATCATCTTCTTTGATATCTTCAACACCTGATAAATGGTGCCAGTACTTTTGTACAATAGCGTTACGAGCTTCAATCTCACTTGGTTCAATATGTCCACGAGCATAATGATCTTTTTGAATTTGCATCATTAATTCTAGCTCTTCTGGAGTACCAAAATGTTTTGCCATCTCAATACCGTTTTCAGTGTGATAGTTGTCGTCTTCGTTTGCTTCGAAATCTGCTAATGTAAACATGTTATTTACTTCCCGACAAATCTGCTGGCTGTAAATGACCTTTGTATGAATACTTAGGATTGCCTGCTTTCCATGCCTTCCAGGCTGGAGTTTTACCTTTTGCATCAATATCTGTTATTTCCATTGTACGTGGTTCAGGATAATTACCTTCTGATACTTTTGAAGCCATAACATGATCTCCATTACCTATTACATTTTGAGGATTTCTACGAGGCTTTAATTTTTTTGAAGGCTTCATAATGGCTTTAGATGCTGGTTTAGATGCTGGTTTAATTGTTGGTGCAATTGCTGGCGCCATTGGTCCATTATTTACATCTTCTGCTACTTTTGACTGTTTCTGTTTTTTCTTAGCGTTTGCTAAAGCATTTTTAAATAAATCTTTTGCAACAACTTGTAAGTCATCTGTGCGTTTACCATTAAAGTCCATGCCTTCCATTAGTCCTAATTCTTTTAAACGATTTTCAATTGCTGGTCTTGCATCTGTGTCTGGTCCCATAGTATGAGCCATATCAATAAATTCATCAAACAAATCATCATCGCCTAATATGTTATACATAACGTTTGATGCATTGTCACCGTCTTCTCCAACTGGAAGTTCATTTTGCATAATTGCTGTTAATGCTTCAATGTCTTCTGGAGATTCTGGTACTGCCCATGTTCCTTCTACAACAGCTTCTTCTGGAAGTTCATGCGGTGCTTCTGCTTCAAACTGCTCTGGTTCTTGTGCGTGTGGTGCTTCATGTGAGTGTGGCATTTCTGGGCTTGCTTCATCTTCGACAGCATTGTACTCAGTGTAACGACGAACCGAGTCCATGTCTTTACTAGCTTGTGCAATTTTAGTTTGTACCCAAGGTGCTAAATCATCTCTATCATTTATAACACCATGCAATGTAATTGCATCTTTAGCTAGGAAGTATAGTTGGCTACGAGCCATAAAACCATCTTCATCGTCGCCGTCTAATACGCCTTCGGCTACCATGCTTGCTGGTGTGTTTGGTGAAATCTTTTTCTTTTTACTTAGTTGTTCAGTTACATGTCCAACGGCACTATAGTGAGCACTTTCTATCTTATCATATAAGTCAGCAAATGTTTCTACTATGTATTTAAGATCTGATGGGTCACCGCCAACATCCATAATAGCTCGTTCTAACGAACCTTCTTGTTTAAAAACTTGTTCAAATTTATTCATTTCGCCCATAATACGAGTAAATGTATTATCGATTTTATTAATATTACTACCGCGTGTTGTACTCATTGTCGTTACCTCTTATTAATGCCACGACTGTTCGTACCGCCGCGTTTTCTAATTTCTTCTAATTCTGTATAAGTATCTGATATTGCTTTTAACATTGTCTGAATTAAACCTTTATTAAGATTGTGTTCTACACTTTCCCAATTGCCGCTTTCAGCTGTCTTAGCTAATTCAGAAAACATTCTAACTACTTTTGCTTCTAATTGGCTTAATTGTAATCTACCATATCCTTGAATTAATACTTCAGGATCCATTTGGTTTTCTTTATTACGTGCATAAATGCTTTCTAATTGGTTTAAATTCATCTTTTAATAACCTTTACTTCTTCAGTGTAGCCAACGCTTTGTTTCTTTCGTTTGCCATCACCTAAGTATCCTTTCGGATCAACAGCCTTTCTAGCTGCCTTTTTTGTAGTACCTGGCGTCATAGGGAACGAAACACTGGCAACATTGCCAGACATTGTGCTTCCTGCATCCGCCTCTTCGGTTATAATATCATTAATCTTCATACAAGTATTTATCTAATTCGATTATAAACAGCTAGTAATTGAGTGTAGCACTCATTAGCTTCATAACATTTTCCCATGTTTTAGGTATATTCATAACAACATGCATACTATTATCTTTCCAACTATGGGTTCTGTGTGTTTTGCGGGTATCAATATAGTATACTCCACCTGCTTTAATTGGCCAAACACGACCATCCATGTGCCATTCATATGCATCGTGTGTTGTATTATTTGACACAAACGCTGCAACTCTAAATGTTTCTCTAGTTAATAATGGTTGATCTTTGTGTGGAGGGAACCAGCCACCAGCACCACTATTAACAATAATAGTACGACCAATTGGACTCCAGTAGTCTAGTAATGGCTGTAAACTTTTAAGATCGTGATATAATTGTGTAGGAGTGTTAAAATCTAATTCACATAATTCTCTACCTGCACGTCTTATAGCTTCTGGCATACTTAAACTATCCCATGGTTCATCTCCGGGCAACCCTACTAAGCATAAACCTTCTCTGTTATTTACAACACCTTCTCTGCGTAAATATGGAACCCACTTATCTTCGTATGCTTTAATTTCTTTTTTAAACCAACCTAAATCAATTTCCCATTTTAATGGTTCTACTGCACTTAATGCCTGTAATTGTAATTCACACTTAATGTTTTCTGCACTTGGTTCTACTAGTGCTGGATCTGATTTCCATTGTTCATACCAACTTGCTTGAAAGCTTCTGTTGGCAGCTGGCACGATTGATTCTAGTTTCTTGCCGTCTTTGTCTACTTTTGAGTAATCCATACTATTTCCTTTACTTGTCTATATTTTTTATTATTTGTTTACTAACATTTCTATCGTGTTTCTTAGTAATCTTTTTAGCATTTTGCTTTTTAGCAACTGCTACACGTTTTAATTGTTTTGGATCGTAGTCTACACCAGCTTTTGCATTAGCCCAGACTTCAGCATCGTCTTTTGCTACACTGTTCATAGGACCGTGTGTATCCGTTAATTCTTCTTTATTAAAATTCTTGTTTGGCATAATTATATTTAGCGAATGAAACTTACTCGAAGATTCACATTGTTCGCTACCTTTAAACTGGCTTTATTACTTGGATTAATAACACACCAAAGCTGTTTATCAGCAAATTGTTCTTTAGCTAATACGAGTGCTCTGGTAGCTATTCCTAAATTCCTATACTTCTCATTTACAAAATAAGCTGTTTCCATATCATCTTTTACTTCTATTGCGCCTACTAGTATCCCACCATTTATCCATATCCCCCATGTATTATAACTTAAAATGAAAGATTCTGCAACCTTTTTTGTAAATGGCCACTCTATTGTTGCCAGTAATGCAGTAGTTGATGTTAATGAAGCTCGTAGTTGGAATGTGTCTTTAAGAACCAATCTTCTCAGATCTACATTCATTTTACTTATCCATTAGTTTAACTATTCTAGGTTTGAATAATTTTTGATCGCCTTTGGTTGTTTTTAATACAGGCTGATTGTTTTCGTCTGTTGCGAATCCTGTTACTGTGGCTTTACGGTTTTTGAACTTTCCTACTAGTATCTCGTCACCGATCTCTATAGCAGGTAGTTGTAGTACGTCTTTTATTTTCATTTCGGGGTAGCCTTTTTAATTACTGGCGGCTTGCTCTGTTTGGGTTTTTGCCAATTCTTAGGTACATCGTTATAATGCTTACCTAATTTATTTTTTGGAACAGTACCTCGTTTAGCAACATTAGTTGGGTCTTGCATAGGATCAGATGTGATGTCAGTTGCATATGGATTGTCGTGAATTGTTAGCGGATTAAGATCGCTTTGATTGCTTCCTGGCGTAGTAGTATCAACGTTATTATTATAGGTTATAGCATTTTTTCGTTTTTGTGTTATCAAGTGATTAGTGTCTGTTGGTGTTGGTGTTGGCATTGCTGCTCTTTGTTGAAATGACAGTTCTCGTCTTTCTGCTGTCTTTCGAGCGTATGCTTCTTTAGAAAATGCAAGATATTGGTCATAGTCTGATAATCCATTTGGATTATTACGCTGGTTAACCGGAGTTACGTATTCATGATTATTTGGTTTTTCATAAGATTGAGCTACGTGTTCTAGTTCATGTACAGCGACATCTAAATAATCTTCCCATTCGTTATATTCATTGCCTGGAACAGATGGTTTTTTTGCAAGAGATATTGTATTGTTGTATTGATCCCACGATCCATCAGCTCCATCCATGTCTTTAGGATCCAAAAATTCAACTGTAGTATTTTTCCACTGTGGGTAAGCAGCTGAAAGTTCAGAATGAGAAAAAATATCTGTTGCTTTAAATGAAGATCCAGTTTTGATACTAGTCGGATCAATTTTAAACTCAAAATTCTCATCACTTATTTCTTGTCTCCAATCACCATTGACATTTCTATAAGTTCCAGTATCATGCCATATTTCATCTCGGTGGGCTCCATTTTTTTCCATTTGCTGTGCCAGGCGTGCTAGTGTGTTGTTAAAGTTTTTTGCATTAGGCCCAATGTTAATTGCTAGCTGATTTTCTGCGTTTCTATCAACAGGCGGCATTTTAAATGAGCTACTGTCAGGTACCTTAATGTTAGGAAACTTTTCTGTTATTACTTCATTAATCTTCATTAGAATTTTCCCATATCAAAACTGGTCTCACTTCGTCCTGGTGCTGTTGCTTTCTTAGGTGTAAAGTATTGTTTCCAGTACGCATTACGTTCGTTTGTACTTGCTCTACGTGCTTCAAATTCTTTACCTTTTTCCATGTAATGTGCTAATTGTTCTTTAGTTAATTTCATATCATTGACTCTCTATCTAGTTGGAAATACGCAATTGTAGCTTGTTCCAGGTTCATACTCAGTCTTATCACTTAATATATTATTTAACACAAAATCATGTATAACATATCCATATTGCCCATGACGCCATTTTTCTTCTAGTTTTCCTGCTTTTTGTGCTAATTTAAAATCAGTGAATACGCCAGCTACATATCTATGTGGCTCTTTCTTTGTTGATAGACATGGAAATTTATGTTCTACTATTTTTTCCATTTGTACTATATATGCTATGGTCATTTTATTTATCTTCTGCTACGAGTCCTAGGTTGTATAGCGTGTGCGGACTGCTATTTTTACTTGCTTTCTTATGCAAGGGCTTAATTTTACCATTACCAAACTTTGCGGCTTGACGCTCAGTTTCGCCTGGTTTAACATCTACTGTAGTGTTAACACCTGGGACTATTACACCGTCTTCTGTTATTGTAGTAATTACTTCGTTAATTTTCATAGTGTACTATCCTTGTTTTAAGTATTTATCGATTTATACAAATTAACAAACACTTTATTCCAGTTTGTTCCTCGTATCTCATCTAACTTTTCTACAAACTCTGCACAAGTGTATGGGTTACTGTCATAGTCAATATGAACATTTAAATAGTTTATTAAATGCAATAGCTTATCTTTGTGTATTGAATTAGCATACATGTCTATAATATCTAATTTTGCTTGCCTAGGAAGGTGCTTTGCATCAAACATATCAGGAGCTGATAGTATTCGTATATTGATATAATAATTATCAAAATGGTCTAGCAATTTTAAAAATGTAAATGCATTAAGAATTTGCCAAGTAACACTTATTTCTATCTGTGTATTAGGTAATACACTGTCAATACGTTTAACATTCTCATCTAGTTTATACCATTTACTTGGAAAGCGTATATAATCATTTTGTTCACCAAAATCATCAATACTTACTCTAAGCATTAACTTTTTAAAATGTTTCCATTGGTCAATTGCACGTTGATGTACGTTTGTAATGTTTGTGTCATACTCTAGTGTAACATTGCCTGCTACACCTGCATCTATTAGCTTTTGCAAAAATACATAATGATGTTCTATAAGCATAGGTTCGCCACCAACAAGATAAACATGTTCCAGTTGATCCATGTTGTTTTCTAGCTGTTCCCAAAAGTGTTCACTTTGCCACCAATCATATTCCGATGCATGATCATTCCCTTGTTGTTTCTTTCCGTCCGTGATGTTTATCTTTGTACCACTGTCGTAAAAATGATCGGTGTTGTGAACTTTTGCCCAGTCCTTGTACCACATGTTACTGCTTTGCGGTCCACACATTACACATTTTAAATTGCATAAGTTGCCAAACCTTAGATCCCAATATATAGGCATCTGTGTTGTACTTCCATCGGGTTCTGTTAGTTGTACTGCTTTGTCGTAATCAAATGTATCTTTGTACATTTTATTTGTAAATGTGCGTCTGCTTTTTCCGCCAGCATCTTCCTTAATCCAACATGTACTACACTCATCGGGCCGTTCACCTGCAAGAAACTGCTTACGAATCTTACGAGTAAATTCACTATTATGTATTTCTTCTATTGTATGATTTTTAAAATTGTGTCCAGTAAGCCCACCATCACCTTCTTCGTGATTGCTCATTAAACAACAAACTCTGCTGGTTCCGTTTGTTTTACTTGCTGTATGTATCCAAGGAATGGAACAAAAACTATTCTTCTGCATCGCTCCAAATCCATTCAGCCAATTGTGGATCAAAGTTATCATATTTAACTGGCCCATTCTTGTCATAATAATCAACAAACTTTCTTACTGTAAGTTTACGTTTCATATCATTATTAAATGGCTTTCGCATTTCATTAATAACGTGATCAACTCCTTCTAGTTTATTCTTATGTTCTTCAAAGAACGCTAAACTTTCTGCTTTAAATCTATCAGGAATGTTTTCCATAAGTACCTCTGTTTTATTAATCACTGGTCTTATTTGTACTTTTACATCTGGGTATGTTTCCCATAAGAATTTAATTAACTTAGGAATAGATCTAACACTTAACGCATTAGCAGTAACATCCCAAACTTTTAATTTAAAGTGTTTATGATACTGTTTCATTACTTCTAATGTTTCGTCCCAACAAATGCCTTGTCTTGTCCATTCGTTTGATTGTGCCCACCCATCAACACTAAATCTTAAATATACATTTTCAACAGTTTTAAGTGTTTTTAAATCTTTTTCTCTTAACAAACGGGTCCCGTTTGTATTAATAACAAACCGCGCCTTGGGTGCTAATGCACCTAATCTTTCTACCGTACTTGGAAAGTTCTTAAGATAAAATGGTTCGCCGCCTGCTAAGTATACATGCTTTAAATTTTTATCTACACTTGAAATAATATTATCCCACGCCACTGGATCGTCACTCCAATCATAATTACGTTTGTGATATTTTTCTGCTTCTTTTTCTAATCTGCCTGGCTTCCAATCAAAATGTGTTGCCATTGTTTTATGATTATGTAATATTTTATTACTGTTACCTGCATAACACATAACACATGCTAAATTACATACGTTGCCTAGTCTTAAATCTAATGCATGAATTTTTTCATCTGCAAACGGAACTCCGTTATTAATCATTCCAAGTGCTTTTTGCCTGAAGCTACGTATGCCATCTCGTTCTGGATCATAGCATTTAAAGCAACCTGCTGGTTCGCCACCTGCGGCAATCTCTGCTCGTACTGCATGCATTTCTGGGCTGTTCCAAATATCACTAAGTTTGTGTTCTTTAATATGATATGGAAGTTTATGTTTTAGGTTTTTACAACATAATGCTACATATCCGTCATTGTCAACGAATGTAAAATTATTTGTATATATACAATATTTGTCTGTCATGAGATCTCTTTTGATTATATTATACAGGAATTTACTGTATATGTCAAGTTACTTTTAGTTTGAGTTTGTAATTACAGGATCAAAATTATCAAGGTAGTATTTTTCTAATGCTTTATGATCAACATCTCTATGTCCGCCAGCTAATTTCATTACGTACCAGCCTAATGCATGTCTAAAATGTCCGCCATTTTCTTCTTGCTTACGCAATAGTACAGCATGTAATTTTTCTGCAACTTTTTGATACTTGTTATGTTGTACAACTGGTGCCATTTTTCTTTTAAGTAATTCCCAAGGACTAGCTTCGTTTGTTGTTACTTCATTAATTAACATTATAATTCATCCTTAATTTCGTCTGGAATACCAATGTCTTTAATTACGTGGTTATCTTTAAAGCCTTGTATAACATAAGCCTGTGCTTCCTTAGTCCAATTCTTTTTCATTGCTGTTAGTAATGATTCAAAACTATTTAAATCTGTACTACTGTCTAGTTTTAACACTTTTGCAATTTCATCTGGTTGTTTCCAAGGGCCTTCAATTGTTTCGTTGTTATTTTTCTTAGTATATCCTTCGCCAGTCTTTTTAGGAACAGGTGTACGCTTAACACGCAATAGTCCTTCTGTTGGGCTCCACATATAGCGTCTTTCTTCCATAGCTCTACCATCGTCTAATTTAGCATCACTCAGTTGTCTATCAAGTACTGATGCCATTGATGCAATCATTATGTTGCGATATACGCCTTTGTATTTTGATTCTTCTTCACTTGGCGAATGATAATAAGTTTTCATCCAACCTGGGTCGCCTGGCATAAAGTCTACCTGTACAAATCCTGTACGTGGTCTACCATCTGTTTTAGATTCATCAAAGTCTGTAATTTTTACCTTTGTCATAATAACACTGCTCTTAGCAATGTCCAATACTAATGGATTCTTTTTAAGTGCTTCAATAAATGCTGGTAATTCTTCTGTTTTAATATCTAATGCAACGTCAATGTCACCGCTAAACTGTCTTTTACCAACACTACCTAACACATGATTTTTTAAGTCTACACCAATGGACTTTTCTAATGCTTCTAGTGTAGGGTTAATTTCATCTATGTGTATTGCTCCGACACCTGGCATTGCTCCGCCCTCTGTAATCATAAAGTATTTTTTAACTAGATTTTCATTTTCAAATGTGCCATATTTTTGAACCCACTTGTATAGATTTGTTTTCCAAAGATCATTCATGCCGCCAGTTCCAAAGTTCTTCTTGCTAATTTTCTTTGCTGTTCGTTTCTTGTTATTATCAGTATTATTAGTATTATTTGTTGCGGCTGCTGCGGCTGCTGTTGCGGCTGCTGCGGCTGCTGTTGCTGTTGCGACTTCCGGTGGATTAAGTACACTAGGTGGTGCTAATCCTGTTGGAACTGATGTTGTAACTGAGGTAGGTGGATTAAGTACACTAGGTGGTGCTAATCCTGTAGGTATTACAGTATTTGCAGTTGCCGCTGCATATGCTGTAGCAAGTGCAATAAGTTTTGCATCACTAGCTGTTGTTTGAGCATTTGTTTTAGCTGTTATTTGTGCATCTTTATATGCTTGTCCAAGTGCAATAAGTTTTGCATCACTAGCTGTTGTTTGAGCATTTGCTTTTGTTTGTGCATTTTGTTGTGCTACTTGTTGTCCAAGTGCAATAAGTTTTGCATCACTTGTTGCATTTTGAGAATCTATTTTATTTTGTTGTGCTACTTGTTGTCCAACTGCAATAAGTTTTGCATCACTAGCTTTAGTTTGTGCATCTGCTTTTGCTTGTGCATCTGACGCTGTAGCTCTTTGATCTATTCTATCATTCTGATATTCGTCATGTGCTGTTTGTTGTGCTGCTGATTTAGCAGTTGCTGCCGCTTTATCTGATGCACCAGCTATACTAGCTATTCTATCATTTTGATATTCGTCATGTGCTGTTTGTTGTGCCATAGATTTTGCTAGTGCTGCTTCTGCATCTGATGCACCAGCTATACTAGCTATTCTATCATTTTGGAATGTAGCATGTGCTTGTGTTTGTGCTGCTGATTTAGCAGTTGCTGCTGCTTTATCTGATGCACCGGCTACACTAGCTATTCTATCATTTTGATATTCGTCATGTGCTGTTTGTTGTGCTGCTGATTTAGCAGTTGCTGCTGCTTTATCTGATGCGCCAGCCACACTAGCTATTTTATCATTTTGATAAGCGTCATTTGCCTGTTGTGCGTTCGTGGCTGCTATTGCTGTTCCTAATGCTATAAGGTTGTTATCACTAGCTCGGGTTTGTGACATTGCTTTAAAATCTGCATCTGATGCAGTTGCTATGCTGTCTATTCTACTATTTTGCAGTGTGGCATGTGCTGTTTGTTGTGCTGTTGCTAATGCTAGTGCCGATGCTTTATCTGATGTATCTGCTATAGCTTCTATTCTGTTATTTTGCATCGTAGCATGTGCCAATTGTGCTTGTTGAGTGGCATACTCGGATCCGATTGCTATTAACTTTGCATCACTTAATTCTGTTGCTCTTAAATCTGCTTGTGTTGCTGCATATGCTGTACCAAGTGCTATTAAATTTTTATCACTTAATGCTGTTGCTCTAGCATCTGCTTGTGCTTGTGATATTTCAGTTGCTAGTGCTATAAGCGAAGCATCGCTAACTTTAGTTTGTGCATCTGATTTTGCTTGTGCATCAGATGTATTTGCTATTTGTGCTATTCTGTCATTTTGTATTTTGGCGTTTGCTGTAGCAATTTGTTGATTTTTTGCTAATGTGGCAGTGTCTATATTATTATTTTCAATTGCAGTATCAACTAGTGTGTCGATACCTGTTGTTAGTTCTGTATTCAATGCGACAGTAGTGTCTACTACCATTGCATCGTCACTGATGCTCATGTCTTGTACGCCTCTAACTTTATCCCATAGTTGGTTAGCTACTAAAGCAGATGCTGCCATCTTTCTTTCAAGCCAAGGAAATTCACCTGGATTAGCAACAATATATGCCGCTGCGGTGACTGCTGTAAACTTTACTCCAAACCATGCTGCTTGTGCATACCTAGCATATACATATGCTTGCCATGCTATAATACCAATTGGTACTGCTAGTGCTGCAGGGCCTGCTTCATTAAGTTGTTGTATAGACTCAAATACTTGTTTGTGTTGTGTGTTATCTAATGAATAGTCATGTGATTGAACTTCAAACTCTCTATTAGATGTTTTAAAATTCTTCTTACGCATTACTGTTTTAGCAATAAGATCTAGTTCATTATTAGCTGAATCCCAACGTAATGCAAATGGTACATTAAGATCTGTTGCTAAATCTTTAAGTACTGCTTCTGCATCTGGGCCTAGTTGTGCAATAGGCTTGCCCCAACGTTTGTATTCTTGTTTAAATAGACGAGTAAGCTCGCTTGCTGTAATTTGTTTTACATTACGATCATCATTAACTCTATCTAAGAAATGACGGGTGAATTCTACATCAATACCAACTTTTGCGAATAATCTATCTGCAAAAATCTCTAATTGATCTAGTTCTACGTGTGATAAGTGTTTGTCTACTTCATTAATTCTCATATTACCATTTCCTACAACTCCAATATCTCGCTTTAGTTTTTGGTCCTGGATTATCACAGTTATGTCTTGCTCTGAAACTCTTACGTGCTTTAGGATTAGACTTACGAATTTTCATAGTCTTCTCACCTTTTGCTTTAGCACTTGTTCCACCGTGTCCAAAGTTAACCTTAACTACGTTACCTTTATCATTCTTAACGTAAACCTTAAACTTCTTAACATCGCCTCTTGTGGGTTTGTTTAGTTTAACTGTACGTCCTTGATACTCTGCTTCAAATAATTCTGTTTCACATAAACTGTACGCTAGATATCCAAAATGTTCATGGAAGTCTTCATGATCCTCTAATGTGATTTCACTTTCTTTAACGCAATTGTTTACACGCTTGCCTTTGTTTTTGCCTGTGCCAGATTTAGTTCCATCTTTTTTGTAACCATCCCAACAATCTATTTCATTTATCTTCATACAACTATTTATGCCTAACGCATCCTCTTACATTAAAAATACTATGTATGCATACGTTGCAAAATGAAATATTTGGTCAAATGTTTGTAGACGCCAAAACGCTGGACTATCCCTTTTAATTCCAAATACCCATAGTATATTTGATTTAAACCAATCTATGTGCCAGTGTGCTACATAGTCTAGTATAGCAAACGCCAATGCTAGCCATGGATTAATAAAAAATATTAACACTGCAAGTGTAAGTACTGCGTGATCTAATGCATGTACATGCAATCCTTTGTTTAGATAAAGTCTTTTTTTACCTGGTTTTCTAAATGATTGTACTGCTAGATCTGCAACTGCGTGTTTGCACATTAACAAGAACAATATTACTGTTTCTACTTCCATGTTATTTTCCCGTTGGTTTTTCGCCAGTTAGATGAGGTTTTGAAAACCAAAGTTGAAACCATTCATCTGTGCCAGGCTGTATTTTCTTTTCTCGTTGAATTCTTCCTTTGTCACTTCCAGTAATACTAATATTACTACCGGTGGGTGATTTAGATGCTTTTTTGCCATCTTTGTCAAGTATTCCAGCTAGTCGCTGTAATTCATAAATTTCATTTATTTTCATTTAGACGCTCCTAAGTATCTTTTATTGCATCCACATTTACATCCTGCTTTGCAATCACAATCTGCTACTCTATGTCCACATGAGCACCATTCTTCTTTTTGAGTTTGCTTGAATATTAATTTAGGCATTGCTCCAATTGGATTAATCTTCATCTTCGTTATCCACTTGTTTTTCTAATTTAGAAATAGTAGTAGCTACACTGCTATCTGCATGTTGGATCCCTATGCCACCTGCACTTTCCCACTTACTAATGTTTTCACCAAAGTCATCAATTAATCCATTCGGAGTCCCGTCTGCTTGTTTAGCATATGCGGCTTTATTAGGATCAATAATAATCTTTGTAGGTGGAAACATACTTAAATGCTTTTGAATCCATGCACGTTTTTGTGGTTCTGATTCTGGATCACCTGGAAGGGGAGCACTTAGTATATTATATTTTCCTTT